CATCTCAGCCTCAAGTGAGGTGAGGCTCGTGGCATCCGTGTATGGGTGGGCGATGGCATGAAACCAGACGTCACCCATGGCAGTAATGAGGCTGGTCAGCACCGGGTTGGTCGCACCGCTTGTCATCACCCCGACCACCACAGCCACACCGGAGGGCAGTGCTTCGGATGTATCCCTGTAGTTGAGGCGCACGTCAATCTCGTTGCCACACGCGCCTGTGTTCTTGGCAATCAGTGTGACAACTCCCGCTTCGGCGTAGGCTATGACCGGGAGGTCAGTCGAAGCGTAGCCTGTAAGCGTTGCGCCGCTCACAGCCGCGTGCACTGCGTCGGTGGTGGCTAGAGCCAGGCTGTTTCCAATGCTCTTTGCCCGGAGAGAGACCACGGCGCTTGACGCCGTCGCATGGGCGACAAGAGACGCGGCCGCATGTGCATTGATTTGGGCGGCAAGAGAAGACGCTGCGGCATTGTCACTGGTATCTACCGAGTAGGTAGCCTCACCCGGAGTGACTGCGCCAGCCGTAGCGATGAAGGCGGTCACCCCCACCGTGACGTCATCACCCACTGCCACCGTGCTCAGTGTGACTGTGCCGCTCGCGTATCGGCCGATTGCTGAGGCGACGGCAGCGGCGATGACTGTAGCAGTGTCTCCAGAGGCGACCGCAACCTGCACCAGCTGCCCCCCGAGGTAGATAGAGAGTGTACCAGCAGCATTGGCAGGACCTGTCATGTTCAGACTTCCAGCGGCCGCTACCCCCGCTCCGTTGTCGGCCAAGACTCCGAGCCACACCTCGGTTGATTTGTTTGCAGCAAACCAGGCCAGAGCCTGGCGATGCAGCATTGACCCGCGCCCTGCCAGGGTCAAGGCTTGGTCGGCACTGAGCACGCGCTGAAGAGAGTTCGCAGGGGCGGTGCCCTCCGCTGTTTTCTGCCCAATGAGCAGCGCCCGATAGGTGAGCAGCGCAGGCCCTTGCTGTGCGTTGGCTGCGTTGAATTCGGCCCAAACGAAAGGAACTCTCGTTCCGGCCGGAATCTCATTGAAGGAAATGGTCACTGGGTCGCCCTCCTAAGGCAGTGTGACAACATCGTGGGACTGTTCGGCGGGGGCTTGCACACCCAAAAGTGAGGTGCGGATATCCGCCGTGGTGAAGTGGTCTGTAGGGTTCGGCATCCGAATCATTGTGTGGTACGTGCACAGGTACTCTAGACTGCAACAAGCCATCGGCTGATTACCCACGATGGCCGTACCAAGACGCGTGCGTCCAAGGACCGACGAAAATACGGTGCCGGCCAGAAAAATATCGAGGTCCATTGCAGCCTCAATCTGCAAGGCGAGGTCATCCATGGCTGCGTCGAGGTCGTTACCAGGTGACACCTTGACCCAGCCTTCAATGTTCAGCGTTGCAGTGCGGAGCAGCTCACGCGGCGCGCTTGCAGCGAAATTTTCGTCTATCTCCTCCTCCGCAACAAAGAGGCAGATGACCGGAAGCTCACCTTCGCGAGGTGGACCGCTCCGTGTCTTGTAGACGCGGTCTTGTGCGGAGGTACGCACGTAAGGCACTGGCCCTTTGAGCTGCGCCACGATGGCGTCTCGTATTGCCTGTCTCTCGTGTGCCATGCTCAGACCTCGTGCAGGAAAATCAAAACGCCACCCATTCCATCAGGCTCTACTTTTGAAGGCTTGTAGACCACTCCCCTTGCAGTGATGCGACACCCAAAGTCCGTCACTGGATTACTCGACAATTCTACCAGTCCCAAAAAAACCGCTGGCTCAGACGAAGCAACCCCCGGTTCCCCCAGAGGTACAGTCTGGTAGGCCTTGTCAAAAAGACCTCTGACCGAGACCGTGACTCCGGCTCCTGACAGGTACAGCACCGACTCTCCGAGCTGGTCTCGGACAGTGCGGTCAGTACCTGACAGGAGAGAGCCAAAGTCCATTACGGCACGATGCTTCCTGAGAGACGAAGAGAGGCGAGGAGGGCGTTGACCTTGACCTTGAGAGCATTCGCCAGAGCTTCTGCTGAAGCCAGGTCCGTGGCGTCTGCCGTAGCCACATCAGCGACCGCTACCTGTGGGACCAGCACAGGACACGGGTCGATGTACGCGCGCACGGTGGTGTCAGTCGCACCAGCCGCCGTCTCGGCGACTCCAACGAAGAGCCCCACCGGCAACGTGTCGAGGCGCTTGTTGGTGTCGTCCCAATACAGCTTGACCCCTTGGGCCATCGCCGTGGCTACGGCATTTTTCGGGAGGATGAAGAGTCCCTCGGGAATGGCCGGAACCATGTCCCCTGAAGTCACGTCGCGCGTGGCGACGCCGAAGAAACTTCCGACCTTGAGAGCCTCTCCACCCAGCCGGTTGTAGGGCGCGACAATGTTGATGACCCCGGCCGGGCCTCTGTACGCAGACGTAAAAGATGACGTGGTCATTTATTTATTTCTCCTATGCGGGTGAACTGAAAGGCGAACCGCCCGGTCTGTGAGGGGCCGGTTCGCTGTCCTGCTACGTCCCTGCGTTGGTGACCGCGCCCTTCGGGTCGAAGGCCTGCACTTGAGCATCAAGGCGCGCCTTCCACTCGATGCCGTCGGTACGCCACCCCAGCTGTTGCTCGAGAAAGGGCGCCTCTCCGCTACCTTGCAGGAAAGCCATCACGAAGGCCGGGGCAATTCCAGGGTCTGCGAAGATGTATCGCCGCGTGCCGGAGAGCCAGGGCGAATCCACCACGTCCTTGAACAGGGAGAGCACCAGGTTGGGCAACTGGAACTTCCCCGCCGTGTCAGTGTCGTAGGGGGCTGTGTTGAGCCGACGAGCCTGGTTGCCCAGCTCGGTAGCAACCAGAATCACTTTCGGGAGAAGGGAGAGGTACTGATTGTTGCTGATATCCTTCTGACGCTTCAAGACCACGCGGTCAGCATCCAGACCTGCGACGCTCAGAGCACTCCCAGTAGCATTGATGTTCGCGCGGCTCGCGTGGAAGAACGGGTTGGAGTCGCTCATGGTCGGCCCCATTCCGGCGTTGAGGGCCAACATGTCGTAGAACGCTTTTTCGAGCGTGAGCTTGAAACCCTGCCCGAAGCGGACCGCCATGTCCGCGTTGGCTCCCATGTCATCGTTGATTATGGACTGTCGACTGAGACCGATGATGTTTCCGTAGGTCTGGGTGGAGATGGCTGTCTTCAGACCATCAGGCATGGTTTTGTTTTTGTACTCTTCATTTTCCTTGACGACGTCCATCGTACCGAAGGAGCCCACGCGGAAACGATTCGAAAGCCGGAAATCAGGCACTGATTCAGTCTTACAGATGCGTTGCCAGGTGGTCTCGGCGAGGAGGTATGCGCCGAGAAGCATTTTGTGCATGACGTTCTCATAGAGGACGGAGAAGTCACTTGAGGGGGCGAATCCGGCCGCGCGCTCAGTGTACATGAACTGCTGACCTAAAAGCATCCGCTTGGCCATCTCGGGAGGAGCCACTCCGCGCGTCCTCTGCCCTTGCCTCTCAAGAACATCTTTGCCCAAGTCGAGCAGAGACATTCCGCGAAGCTCACCGCCGTCAACATCCACGTCCGCGAAGAGCTTCGCATGTTGGGGTGAGAGCTTCCCAGCCTTCGCCAGCTCACGGCACTTCAGCGCCTCCTCCATGTGCCCACTCTTCTCAAGCAACCACCCACGCACCTGGGCATTGTATTTGTCACCATCGGTGACACCTACCTCAATGCGCGGCTTGACGAGCTGCACAGCTGTGCGCTTTTCCAGCTCGCCCATCGCAAGCCCGCGCGCCTCGACGAGCGACACGCCATCAGTGATGAGTTTCTCGGTGTAAACCTCATCGAGCTGCGCCGCTCGACATGCCGCGCGAATCCCTGATGCACGCTCCCGCTCTTGCATCGCAGCTCGTGTGGCGATTTCCGCCGCATTTCGCGCGGCCTCTTCCGCCAGCTTCTTCTTCTCTTCTTCGGTCATTTTGTGCTCCTTGTGCGAAAAATCTTCTCTGCGAAAATGCGCTCCAGCATCAGCGGGGATTGCCACGGCTGAAATCTCGCAGGGCTCCCAGTCAATCACGCGTACAACAGGCACGCCGTCTTGCTCCCCTGCTTTCTCGAATGCGTGAATCTTGTACCCCACTGAGACCGAGCGAATCACTTTCTGTTTGACCAGCTCGTAAACGCGGTCTGAGTCCGCATTTGTGCCCTTCGAGGGGAACCGGATTACCGCCGTCCCTCCACTAGGCGTCAGAGTAGCTGAATCAATCACCCCCAGGATGCTAGAGGTAGAAGGGTCGTGGTCTGCAAGAAAAGGCGCGGTGCCGCTCTGAAGTCGCCCCATGCGTACATTCTCAGGGGCGATGGCAAGCTCCTCCAGAGAAGGCACTTCGTACAGGTAGCGCTTCAAAACACGCGCACCTGTCGTCCAGACGACTTCCACGGTCCGGTCCTGCTCTGCTTCGCCTATGTCGGCGCGAAGAAACAGCGTTTCTGAATCCAGGCTGCGCATGTTTAGACTCTGTCTACTACTGGAGTAGGTGTCAAGTGGAGATTCAGGTGCTGGGAGCGAGGTCTTGGAAGGAGCATGAAGAGCCTAGACGACGCTTATTGAGGCGGAAGACAACTGCCATGAGGACCCCGGACTAAATCCCAAGGCCTCGCTCCCAGCACCTGATGACTATTTAATCCACGTCGCACCATCCCGCTTTCGTTGTACGCCGTTTGACCAATCCCCTGCAAGCACATTCACGCTTCCCACCACGACAATGTCATCGGAAAGAGCCGAGCGAGCCCCCGTCGCCGGATTGTAGTAGCAGACACGAAACATCTTTCGCTTGGAAGGAAGTACCCCAGCAAAAGTGACGTCGCTTTGAAACTCCTCCACTCCGGCCGCACCCCTCCAATAGGGAATCCAGCGGCGCCCGTCGTGGTGATACTGCACGTCACTGCCCTGCCCCCCGGGCTTTGGATTAAATCGCCAAATCTCCACAGCCCATGCAGGGTCAGGCAACCCTACGTGGATGCCATTCGGGTGATTTGTCACATGCATTTGTTTCCAAATCGGGAGGGGTCCACTCCCGAAAAGAATTGCACAGACCACAGGAGGCGAACACAGCAGACGCCTGTCCTTCCAGGTCAGCTTGAGAAGTTGCCCACCAGGCACTGTGCCTCCGAGACCGGTGATTCCGAAAGCCGCATCACCTACGGTCGGAACTACAGCGGTCTGCCTATGCAGGTGCATGTAATCGGGGCCGTATTGAAGAGGGATGTATCCCCCTCCTTGGTCCATTTCTACGCTCGTTTCTCCTGCTACGTCTTTGAAATAAAACCCGAAGGGTAGACCGAACTTTGTTTGCCCTGCTACCGTTGTGAAAATCTTCGTGCGCTCGATGACGTATTCATCGAGTGTTGGGCCGGGAATCCCTTGGGGGCCCTCGGGGCCCTCGGGGCCCATCGGTCCCATGGCGCCTGCAATACCTGTGTCCCCTTTGGGGCCGGTCGCTCCCGGGGCACCTGCATCTCCTGGGTCTCCTTTAGGACCGGTCGCTCCCGTGGCGCCTGCGATACCTGTGTCCCCTTTGGGGCCGGTCGCTCCCGGGGCACCTGCATCTCCTGGGTCTCCTTTAGGACCGGTCGCTCCCGTGGCGCCCGCGTCACCGGGGTCGCCCTTGGGCCCATTCAGACCCGTGGCACCAGCGCGCGCCACCACGTCCCAGTCTACAGCGGCGAGGGCAGGTTGCTCTGTCGTCTGCATACGCGCTCGGTAGGTAGACCCGATGCACTCCACCACGTCGCCGGCTTCGTAGGTGCCTGCTACCCACGTGCCGCGCCATATCCAAGCGGGCTCTTCTCCGGCTGAGGCTGCTGCACGAAAGAGTACCTGAACTTCTGCGAGTGTCATTTCCGCACTCCTTTTTCTGCAAGCGCCCGCGCCATTAAATGCACGAGGGGCATGACCTCGGGGGCGAGGTCACGCGCAGCTTCTTCGGGCATGGGCACTGCGTCTTTTTGTTGCTGCCCTTGCCCTGTTGTGTACCTTGGGTCTGAGTCGAGGATTATTTTCAGCTTGTCCAGCAACTCATTGTCCGTGGCGATTTCTCGCAAATGCGTCTCAGGGTCTAGGCCCTGTTCTCTAAGCGCTGCTGACAGCGACATGATGCCATTTCGAATCAGTCTCGAATACGCGAGGCCCTCTTTGTCCGGCTCCAACATCGGCATTGGAGGAGGTGTCCACTCAGCCGCAGGAAGCTCACTAACCATGCCCAAGGCACCTGACAGCTCAAGTGCTTCCATGGCCCAGTCCCAGACCGGCCCGCACAGCTGGGGAATGAGGATATTTTGCTGCCAGTGGTGCACGTTCGCCCAATGCGCCAGGCGGGCCATGCGCGCGCTGGAAAAATTCACCTTTGACCAGTCGCCCGAAAGCTCCTCGTAGGTAATGCCCATCGAGGCCGCTACGCGGCGCAGGGTACGTTCTGGGAGGCCGTCCAGAGTAGCGGGAGGAGGGACACCGAAGGTGACCGTCTTCCCCGGGGGGAGCTGGGAAATCATGCCGGGCTCGAAGGTCTCCACAAGGGGGTCGTCTTCAGATTGCTCCCCCATTGCATCACCTGGGCCTGAGTCTGTAACAAATGCAGCAAAGCAGGCTGCAATCTTCTGCTTCACCAGCTCGGCATCTTCGAGGTCGCTCAGGTCCTTCAGCGGCACAATGGCCGCTGCTAGCCAACTCACACCTCGGGTCTGCCCCGGACGTTCCTCCTCGAAAATATGCAAGACGTCCTGCGCTGGGACAAAGCTCGAAGGCACTGCGTTGCGTCCGCTCCCCGGGTGATTTTTGAAAAGCCAGTATCCGGCACGCCTCATGTATTGGTCGAATTCCACGCCCCTGATGATGGGCCCTCCTGAGTCCGAGGTGAGCAGAAGCTTGGTATGGTCCAGGTAGTCAGACTCTATGACCTGCAACTCTAGATTTATTTCACGCCCACGCACTCTGCGAAAGCGCCTCTGAATCAAGACCTCGCCCGACTCCACCAGGCTGCGCATCACTAGATGCTGGATACCGTAGAAATTCTTTCTGCCCTCTACTGCGCAATCGGTACTCCCTGCCCATTTACGCCAGAGGGTATGGGCCTTGCTCGCTTTGGGGCCACTGGCCTTCGGTACGATTCCCCAGCCAACTGTGTTGTTTGCAACAATTCGCTGGGCACGCCGCGCCCAGCCGTTGTTTCGAATGAGGTCACGCGCGTGCCCGCGCAGCCAGAGCAGCGAGAGACCTAAGGAAAGGTCCGCATCCAGAAAATTAGATTGTGTGGGCCAACCGCTGGTACGCTGGGTCTGTGAAGCTGCTTCGTAGTGACGCTTGGCCTCACGCGCCCCCCCAGCTTCGAGCGTGGAAAGCCTCTCTGTCAGAGCACGCGCCTTAAGCCGCGCAGTGCCCCACGCGGGGGCAAGGGACACTAGCAGTTTATCGAGCCCTGAGATTTTCACAAACCCTTCCGGGTGGAACCCCACCGGTAGCGTGTCTTTTGATTTGAGTCGTGCAGGACTTCATCACGAACACGCGCAAGCAGTGCCCACATTTCAGCCGCGTTCTGGTAGGTGACCGTTCGAGCCGGCGGGCCAGAATAACTCACCGTGAGCACCCCGGAAGCTACGGCAGTCTTGAGCGAGTCGACGTCTGCCTGTGTCCAGAGAGGAGCAGCCATACCTCCGGGCTAGCACAGCCAAAAACTCAGGTCAACGTTTGAGCCACCCCTTGCCGCCCCCGAAACCTTTCCCTCCTCCGAGCCAGTTCCCCGAGCGGCGAGGCTGCATAGGGGGTTTCTCCGAGGGAGGCTGAGGCGCTGTCATCGGAGATTGAGCCGAGGGCTCAAGCGTTGCCCTGAGTTTTTGGCTGTGCCCCCATATTTTCTGCGCTGTCTCTGCCACTCTTTGGGCTGTTTCTGTGTTTGTTTCCGGCTCGGTTGATGGCTTTTTCGGAAGGGTACTTGCCCCCCTCTTAAGCCTCTCGAGTCCGCACCTTGAAGCAGCGGCTCTAGCATAGATTCGGGTGTCCAGATGATGGTTTTCGCGCCCCTGAATTGACTGCCACGAGAGTGTCTTGACCCCTTTTTTGGTCTCGTATACCAGCCTTTCAGCCGTCAGTTGCCTGAAAAATTCCTCGGGGTACTCAGGGAAATGGCACCACCCGGGCGGATATGATTCATTTGCTCCAGGACTTGGTAGATGCAGCCACCCATAAAGTTCACTCTTGGCCCCGTCTACCCCTATGGGCCATAGGCGCGCGCCACCCCGGATGATTTTTTTACCTGCTAGAGAGACGTCCACGGGGGTGGGAACTCCTACCAGCGCACGAACGCCAGCCACACCCCGCACTGCCATCACCCGCGCCCCTGACTTGCGCCTCACCCAAGCGTAGACGGTCTGTGAAAAAGCCGCTGCATCAATGGCCAGCATGGAGATATTATGCCCGTCATACTGACGGTCCAGAAACTCATCAAGCTGCTTCCAGACGTCTTCACCCGCTGTCGGCCCGAGCAGAACTCCAGAATCAATAGACCAGGATTCCCGGCCTGCGCCCCAACCCACCACCTCGTAGACTAGACGGTCCTTCTGCGTGTCTACACCTGCCGTAAGAAATCGCACGCCTTCGGGCACTGTCCCTACTGGATATTTTTCCCGTCGCTGGTAGAGAGGCTCCCAATCAGGAGCGTCTGACTCTTCCTTCGAAGTCTCCGCAAGGACCGTATTTGTGAAGGTGCGCATTGTTTCACGCCCTCCCTTTCTGGCGGTCAAAAACTCCTCGGCAATCTGCGCCCAAGTTGCGTTTGGTGAGTAGGAATAGGCTGCCCAGATATGAAAACTTGCGTGCCCGTGGAAGGGTTTCGCCGCTCGCCACTCTCCCTTTGCCACCATGTCTCTTTTGTTTTTATGCTCTATCCTGCATCCGTTCTGCGCGCAGACGAAGTGCACGTCAGTGGGGTGCGTGCTCTTTTCTTCATGGGTGAATTTAAGGTGATGACCTCTGCCGTCGCTTCGCCGAGTGAAGACCAGGAAATCCATATGCCCACATGTCGGGCAAGGCACGAAGTAGCGTCGCTGGTCTCCCTCCTCAAAGAGTGACTCAATTCGACTCGCTCCCTCTACCAGTGGTGTCGACCCTGCTATTATTTTGCGGTTCCAGAAATACTCGGCGCGACCCATGCCTAGCTTGATAGGGTCACCGTCCGAGCCCGCGCTTGCTGGATACCCATCGACCTCATCGAAGAGGACTATTCGGCACGACCTTCGCCGAAAGCCCGCACCCGAGTTTGCCCCTACCATCGACAGAGCACCACCAGGAAATCTCTTGGCGAGAATTGTGTCGGCTGATTTCGACACCATCCTATTTGATTTTGCTTCGTCCTCTACCTGGATTGCCGCGAGAACCGGAATGTCTCGGAGCATCGGAGTGATTGTTTCTTTTGAGAATCCTTGCGCGTCCGCCAACGTAGGTTGGACCGCTAACATCGAGCAAGGGTCTTGGTGCATGTGGTAGCCTACCGTTGCTCCCACCATCAGCGTGAACCCTACGCGCTTTGATTTCATGAAGCTTAGCTGCGTCACGCGGGGGTCTGTGACACAATCCATAGGCTCCCTCTGGTATGGGAGCGTGTGCCATCGGCCTGATTGCGCCGCTGATTCTGCTGAGAGCCTGTAGTATTTATCTGCCCACTGAGACAGAGTCAGCTTCGGCGGTGGGCGCACGGCATCCCGCACGCCCTTCCAGAGGTCCGCAAAAGTGGCTACCCCGTCGAGTGCCTTGCTCACGGTTGCCACTCCGTAAGGTGTTCGAGCGTTTCACTCACCAGCGACTCGAGGACCTCCAAGTCTGATGGGGTCAGGTGGGGCAGTGCTTGAATGGCCCTCGAAGGGACTCCCAAAACTGCCGTTCGAAACGCAACGAGCATTCTCGAAAATCCAGCGGCCGCTTCCCCCCGCAGAAGCACCGACCCTTTGGCCTCTGCGAGTTTTATCTCTGCTAGCTGCGCCTTTGCTTCCTCGTGGCGCGCGCGTGCTCTGTTGAAATTTTCGACGAAGTTCTCGATGCCACCCGGGGTCTCCTCATCTTCGGTCTCGTCTTCGGTCTCGTCTTCGGTCTCGTCTTCGGTCTCGTCTTCTGGCTCGGGGGTGCCTTGATGAGGTGTCCTAGCGGCGCGCAAGCCTGCCAGCACTTCAGCGGGCGGCATCCGCATGACCGGGCGAGTATTCGCCTCCCATTCCCGGTCAGCAAGTTCCGGGTCCCCTATGCGGTCTACCGGCGGTTCATCAGGCGACCTCTGGTAGCCCACGACGGAAGCTTTGAGGCGCCCGGTGCGGATTGCTTTTTGTACGGCGTGTTTTGCGACGCCTCTTCGTGAGGCGTACTCTTGCGCGGTGAGAGGTGGATGCACGGGGGCCATGCCTCTGGTCTACCCTTGCGGGGGTCCTGCTGCAACAGAGGCCTTCTGGAGGGTCTGTGAGGGCCACCAGTGAAAAAACGACATGCACGGTGGTATTCAGCGAGTCTGCGCCC